ATTTTTAACCATACGCTGTAAGTCCATGTAGTGCGGTTTGTAGCACTTGCAGGGGTACGACTTAGATAAGTCGTGTCTGCGCTGTTAAAGCGCAGTGAACGTGAAATCTGGTAGTCAGTCACATAAGGCGTTGGCGCTGTTGGAGCCAATGTGCCGTTTGCAAAGAACGTGTGAATGATGTATCCATTGGCGTAGCTTAATGTGCCGCCAGTGAAGAACTGAACCGAGCCGGGGTATCTGACTACTACGATGCCTGAACCGCCTGCGCCACCGTTTTGGTTAGCGCCAGAACCCCATCGCCACCACCACCGCCGCCAGTGTTGCCACCGCCTGATACACCAGTGCTGTCTGCGGTCAAACCTGTTGAACCACCGCCTCCTACACCGCCAACACCAGAACCTGTAGCGTTAATACCACCAGCACCACCACCTCCGTAAGCAACAACAGCACCAGATATGGCAGAGGCAATGCCTGCACCTCCGTTACCCGCTACAGAAGATGTAATCCCATTTAAGCCAACTGTTCCAGCACCACCACCTCCACCGCCATAGTTACCAGAACCATTACCGCCAGCGTTGCCTTGATTGGCAGTTCCTTGAGCGCCAGAGCTTCCAACGCCAGATGAACCACCTGTACCACCTCCACCAGAACCACCAGAAGTCGCATTTGTAAATGTGCTTGCAGTAGAGCCAGACGCGCCACCTCCTCCGCCAACAGCAGAAATGCTACCAAGGACAGAGGCAACTCCAGATGAACCAGCCGCCCCTGTAGAAGAGCTACCTGCCCCACCACTACCAACAGTCACAGTGTAAGAAGTACTAGCCGCAACAGTCACAATACCAGAAAGGACTCCACCGCCTCCACCACCACCAGCACCGTTAGCAGTACGTCCTGCACCACCACCACCAGCAACAACAAGATACTCAACCCATCTAGGGGCGATGTAACCCGACCACGCGCCTTGGCTGATGGCTTGGTTAACTTGCTTTAGATTGAATAGACCTGATGCCATATGACCTCAAAAAGTTATTGTGCCGTTAGCAACGAATTTATACACCCGATACTGACCAGCAATGTATGTTTCTGGTGATCCAGTTGTTGATGCCGCTGGCAGTAAGTATGAAGGATAACGGATGATGACTATGCCAGAGCCGCCCGCACCGCCTGCTCCTACACCACCGCCAGCATTACCGCCACCGCCACCGCCCGTGTTGGCTAAACCATTACCACCAACTGAGGCATCTGCCGATGAACCATTACCACCGCCAGCCGCGCCTATTCCGGGAGTGGTAGAAAAACCGTTGTAACCGCCACCGCCACCGCCACCAGCGTATTGAATTGCAGAGCCTGAAATAGAAGACACAACCCCTGCGCCACCATTTCCTGAGCTACCTGTATTGTTAGCTGAAATACCAATAGAACCTGCACCACCACCACCGCCACTACCTTGGGAAGCATTGGTAGTAAGCCTTGAGCCATTACCACCAGAATTGCCTTGTCCAATTATTCCTGATGCACCAGCTTTTGTTGTAGAGTTTGTATCTGGGCCACCACCGCCACCACCGCTACCTCCAGAATTTGGAAGTGTGGTTACATTTGATCCGCCACCACCACCGCCATTGCTAGTAATAACACCAAATACTGAACTTGTTCCATTAACGCCTGCCGCACCATTAGTTGTAGAGCCAGCACCGCCAGCACCAATAGTTACAGTAATGGACGAGCCTAAAGTGATTGAATAACCAGTAGCAGTTAGCAGTCCACCCGCGCCTCCACCGCCGCCAAAGTTAAAGCCGCCACCACCCCCACCAGCCACGACAAGGTATTCCACCGTTGTGACAGGGTAGTTAAGGCCGTTATAGGTAGCAGATAAAACGCCGCCCGTATATCTCTGAGACATGATTGCCTCCGCTTATGTGGCTGGGCCGTCAAGAATTTCGTAGCTGATGCTGTATGTAATACCACTGGCTGTACCAGAAGTTACTGTAATTGATCTATCTTCTATCAAATAGATAGCTGACGTTTTATCCACAACAATTAGAGAAGCATCAGCAGGGACAGACACCGTAGAAGCAATTGGGAAGGCTGTACCGCTTGAAGGGGCGGAGCCTTGAGCCTGAGCGCCGTTAGTGTATATAGACACCGTGACATCGACTGCCGAAGTGCCATTTACATTAGCCGCAACAATCTGGTTGATTTTATACACTTGATTGCTGGTTGATGCGTTTGCAAGTAAAACCACAGCAGTTGTGCCGCCGGGGGTAAGTTGCGTAGTTGTACCAAAAATCTTGAGCGACGAACCAGCAATATTAGGATTTGCCATGATATTTCCTTATAGACCAAAGACGAGAGCCATTGCCACTGCTTGACCGCGAGTAGCGCCGCCTGCCGCAGCAGCTTGAAAAGTAGGGGCCGCGCCAGCATTAGCAGTTAAAACATACCCCGCCGTACCTGCCGCTGTCGTAGCCAATGCGCCTGATGTAGCCGCATAAGTCACGCCATACTGTGTAAATGCACTAGACTGCCCTGTACCCCCCGATGTAGCAGCAACAGGAGTTGTAGCCGTCAAGGTTGTAAACGCACCCGCCGCAGGAGTGGTTGCACCCACAGTACCATTTAATGGGCCGCCAAAACCTGTGGATGTCAGCGTTGTGCCATCCCATGTCAGGTTAGAAGAAGCACCAAATGCACCAGAGCTATTAAACTGAACCTGCGTGTTTGAACCTGCCGCAGAACCACCGCCCACATTTACAAAGTCAGGAGTAGCAAGGCCGCCGTCCCAAGCAATGATTGCACGAGTGCCTGCCGCTACCGTTACACCGGTTGTAGGGGATGTGGGCCCACCGCGAACTGTTATCGCAAAACCGCCGGTAGTGTCATTGATGACAACGTAAATTTTACTTTGCTTGGGGGTGTTGATATTACGAAGTGCTGTTCGCGCGCCCGTGCACAGGAGAATTGCGTACTGAGAGCTATTTCCTGTGAGACCCGTACTTAAATAAGAACCTTCTGTAACCGCCAAATCAATGTCTGCATCAGTGGTAATTGTCTGTGTTCCAGCTACCGCAACGTCCACAATCTGTGAGATGGCGTTGTTAACGGTATCGCCCCACTGCCCAGACAGTGTGCCTGTTGCCGGGAGGTTTAGACCTATAAGGGATGTCTTTGCCATTTATTGCTCCTACTGAGTAGAGATTTCCGTCCAACCGGGCGATTCCGTTGTATCAACAGCACCCCAGCCCGGCGTTTGCGGATTGCTGATATTTTGCCATGTAACGCCTTGTGTGTCATCAATAATTTCCCACAAGAATCGTCCACCATTTGTTTCTGTTATAGCCATCGTTTCTGATTGGCTTAAATTGTAGTTTGCGATACCACCGTTTACTTCAGCAATAGCCGCAGACTCAGTTAAAAATTCTGTGTAAAACGTACCTACAGTCGTTCCTTCTTCAATAGCCATCGACTCTACGATGGCCATAATCAGCACAGCTACCTGTGTTTCTGCTATTTCAATCGACTCAGATATATTACCTAAGAATGTAGCAACCGCTTCCTCTACACTCACAATTCCCACTGAATCCGACACGCTCTCGTTGTAACTTGTCTGCGCGACCTCATCATCCGTAATGGTCTGGCTATCCGACACACTGACGTTGTAGCTTGTAATTGCCTCGTTTGTCTCAGCAATAGCCACAGTTTCCGTTACAGACCCTGCAAAGTTAGCAACAACAGACTGGTCTTCAGCAATAGCAGCAGATTCATCTACTGCCACATTCATCGTCAGAGCTACAGTCTGCACATCCTGAATGCCCGATGTGCCACTCCACGACCCAGAACCCCAAGCACCTTCACCCCAAGCCGTACCACCAGTCAAAGACTCCGTAATACTTGCATCAATCAGCAATCCAGCCGCTTGGGATTCGGCTAATGCGGTAGTTTCAGTAACGCTGACAGGAAAAGTTTCTCCCCCGCCCCATGCGTTATCACCCCATGCGCCATCACCCCAAGCTAACGCCATATCAAGTCAATGTTAATGTGTACGTTACCGCAATCGTGTCACCGTTAACAACAGCTTTAGAACTAGAGAAATCACCCGCAGAGAACAGTGTGCCAGTGGTTGAATCTTTAGTTGCGCTACCGCCAATATTGATAAAGCAACCTGCAACAGTACCTGTGCTGGTTATAGAGAATGACACGGCAGAAGATGTAGCCTTACTTGCGGCGGCGGCAGAAGCAAATGAAGGTGTAGGACGGTTGCCAGAATACGCAGGAGCGTTAGCCAAGCCCACTTCCAGCCAGCCTGCGTGGGATGCTTGTGTATCAGCCACATTAGCAGAACCGACACCCTTTAAGCCCATTACAACTGCGCCAGCGGCTGAGTTACCAAGGATGGTATCCAAGGTCAAGTTCTTGCCAACAGTCGTTACCAAGTTCTCAATAGGCGCTTCCCATTTAACCTGACCATCAGCGCCGTAGCAAACTGCATGGTATGTACCATTGATAGCCATCTCATCAGAAGGCATGGTGTTGTATTTTGTAATTGCTGCTACTTGGTCGGTAGCGGTGATTTTGTCCAAGCTCATGTGAGGCTCCTTAAGAGATGCGGATTAATGCGTTTTCCGGATTGTTTGTCGGAAGTTGAATGGTAAAAGATTGGCCTAACATGGTCTGATCCACACCAAAATTAAGCACGCCAACTGATTTTCCCGCCTTGGTAGCGTTGTAAATCAATGCGCCACGCGTGGTGAATGTTGCACCTACCCATGCAGGATTGTCAAAATTAACATACGCCACCCCCTGTGAAAGGAGAACAGTGATATTTGTTAAAACCAGACCCGGTGCGGTGTAGCCTGTTCCAGATACTTCGTTTGTGCTGCTGTACACAGTTGTGGTAGGTCCTAGAATAGCAGAGGACGTATACAGCGCAATACGAAACGTATCCGTTGCAAAATCATGCACACCCAGCAACAACTGCTGTTTAAAACTATCGGTAAGTCCTGCTGTAATCATCTATTACCTCACAGGCAGTTTAACTTGACCATCGCGATAAGCATCACCACGTTGCTTACCATCACCCAAGTTCTTCAAGAGCATCAATGCTTCTTTGTACTTGGTATCGTACAAAACCATCATATCTTGTTCGCCCTTCATGTATGTATACGCTTCTACCAAGCAACCATACAAAAGTGCAGAGTCAAAATTATCCCCTAACCACGTTGTTTCCGCAGTCACAATAGACGGGGGATAGTAGTAATAATGCAATTCAGCGTAGTAATTTGCATCAGGCGTTGGGCCTAAAATAAACGACAATTCAGCATCATTTGCTGATTGTGGGCCAAAGATAGCGTAATACTTAGGCAACGCTATGTCGCGGGGATTAGGATACACCTCACGAATAAAGTTGACATCCTTGTTCAACAAGTACGTGTAATCGCCCTGAAAAGTAATAGTCCCCGACACGGTAGCGCTATTGGCTACGCTCAGTGTGATTGTGGTGCCCACAATCAGTGTGACCACCGCTTCTGTACCAATACCTGTTCCAGCAGCATATTGACCCACAACAATACCCGAGGCGCTGGCTACAACAATCGTTGATTGACCAGCAGTACCTGTTGCAGTCGTGCTGACAAATGGATAAACAGCCAGTGAATAGCTGGATAGATAATCGTTAGGGCAAGCCAGATATTTGTTGCCAGAAGACAAGACTCCCGTAACGTTCTTGCGCAGATTGGCAATCTGAACCGAATTGTAGATGCGCTGCTCTGCCTGCTTTGTAAACGTGGCTAAATCAGTGGCCGTAAACCCCTGATTTTCGGTGTAAGCAATGATGGCAGCTTTTAATTCGGTGTATGTCATGTGATGCTCGTTGTGACTGTTCCAAGGACTGCTTGAGCAGTCAATGGTTTGGCATAAGGCATCGGCATCATTCCGATACTAGCAAACGAAGTATCAGCCGTGAACCCGACGTAGACGGTAACCCCAAGTCTACTCTCTGGACGAGGTTGTTGCAAGGCTTGTGGCTCATTTATTGAACGCTTTGGCTCAAGTTGTGGGTGCTTGGGTTCATAGCACTCAGGGCAGGTCTTAAACCCTGTCCATTCCTTGATAAGCGTGTTGAGTTTGTACCGTTGGCCACACCTGTCGCACAGCGCAATTGCAAATTTGCCTGATACGTAGGCCATGGGTTACCTCTGTGTATACGTAGGTACCACAAAGAAGCCCGAGCGCTCACGGTCCTCTGCTGCTGCACGCATAAATTCTTCTTCGTACATTTGCTTAAGCAGCATGACACGGTCAGGCGCTTTTTTGACAGCCAAATAGTACGCCAACGCTGCCGCTAAACAAGGCAAGAATCGGAAAGAAATGTCAGCAGTGTTAGTAAAACCGCCCGCATTGTCCATGCGGCGAATAGCGTAGTAGACAAACGTCCAAGTCTGCGTTGCATCCGGCGCTGGGTACAAATACACCTTGGCCGGCACTGTGCGCTGAATGTAGTACTGCGCAGGACGTGACTGGGTCAACTTGTTAGGCACATGCAGCCACTCAGCGCGGCCAATACGGTCGATTGTGATGTCCTGCTGGGTAGACTGGCCTGCATTGGTCCGAATCACGGCTGAGAGGCCATCAATCGTGTCTGCGGGTAGGTCATACTCATACACCCCGGGCGTCAGCACCTGCTGGCGCTGCTCAATCGTCCACAAATTAAGACCACGGTTGGCCCACTCGGCAAAAATCAAGTTGACGGAACGGAGCGCCGTCTTCATGTCGTAACCGTCGCGCACCTCAATACCGCAGCGCTCATACGCCTCAGCTATGAGGTCGTCAAACTGCAGATCAAAATCGGATACGCCGGAAACAGCCATATCAGTAGATCATTGCTGTGCGGGCACGGGCTGCACCAACACCACGGACGGCAACTTTATCGCCTTCCATTTTCTTAACGTTTTGGTTCAGGGTTTTACCCTGTGACTGGCCCATACCAGCAACCATACCGCCACTGGCAAAACCCTTTTTGGCAATGCCTTCGCCTTTTTTTGCAAGTCCACCGTCTTTATGTTTCATTTTGCTATCCTTTTAAAGTTGTTGCCATTAAACGATCTAACTTTTCGTCCAATCTGTCTAACCTATCCAAAACACGGTTGATGTCTGCATGGACTTCGGCTTTGGTCACATATTCCTTAGCAATTTCTTCGCGGGTGCGATTGAGCAAGATCTGAAGACGATTAATCTCAGATGCTTTGTCGCGCAATACCCAACCCACGAATCCTATACCTGCCGTTAGGATCATGTTCCAAACAACGCTTTCCATTTAGCACTTCCACTTCTTCAGGCTCTTATTAATCCTGCTATCTGGATCCTTGGCTGTCTTCTCGCTTGTCAACTTCTTTTTCATGCCTTCCATACGGGCACAGAAGCTGTCTTTGCGAGAACCTCCCTCTGGCTGCGGGGCCTTTAATCCGGGTTTACCCGGATTGGCCTTGTTGTAAGAAGCACGGCCCTTGGCGTTTAATCCGCCACTGGCACTTTTGCCCTCTTTCCGCTGCCAAGCAGGAGTCTTAGCCATTTCAGTACATTTTGCAGGGCTTGTTACGAGCCAAACCTACACCACGCGGCGTAGTGGAACCAGAAGGAGCCACTGTTTTGCGAGGGGTCTGCTTAGCGCCACCTTTAGCCATGTCTTGCTTCTGTGCACCGGGCTGAACTTCGCCTTGGTACTGGTCATCTGCCATTTTTGCTGCTCGTCCCA